ATGGAAGTAATATATAAATAATACATACAAGTTCTTCAAAATGCCATGCAAGCCAATTACGAGCCTGTACAATAGTTTCCTTTGTAGAGCTTGCTACTGCTTCAAATAGTTTACTCATAGTTTCTTTAATCCTTTCATAAAATCACCCATTCCTGTTTTTAATGTTTCTAATTTTGTTTCAAGCCTTTTTCTATACGGTGGTGTTTTACATACTTCACATCTGTATTTGTTTTCTTTGTTGAAAAACGCTCCCGCAAACTCTTTACATATTTCACAGTTATGCTCAAACACTTCTTTTTCATCTGCCATAACATATACTTCTAATTCTACACAACCAATTCCACTACTTTCATTTTTCTTTATATTGTAGCTTATGTTTTTTGAATTATTCTTTGCTACAATGTTTGTTGATATCCACTTACAACATTCAAGGTATGCCTGTTTCATTGTTTTAGCTTTGAACTCTTTACTCATAATCTTTTCTGCTATTAACATGGCTTTAATCCTCCGATAACTCTTGCTTTGCTTCTACTGCACTTCTGTCTGCAAGCTCATTTAGTGGGTCTCCATTATGTCCTTTTATATGTACCATGTTTATCACCATTTTCTTTTCATACACTAACTTGAACATCTTTTCCCATATGTGTTTATTTTTTACTGGCTTATCCTCTTTTGTTTTCCATCCATTTTTATACCAGTTTAAAAGCCACCCTTTTGTTATAGCATTCACAACATATGCGCTATCACAATATACTGTCACCTTTTTTGCTTTACTCTTAAAGGCTTTTACTAATGCCATATATACAGCTGTTAGTTCCATTTCATTGTTTGTTGTGTTTCGTTTGTTCCCTTTTGTTACACTTGTTTTAAATCCGCTGTCACATTTTACAAGTTCAACATAACTCCATCCACCTATACCGGGGTTTCCACTACAA